AAAAGGAGACTTTGCAACGTCTAAAGGTGCTGTTGGTGATGACGGAAGGTATGCTGTGTTTAAGACCTACGAAGAAGGAAGGGAGGCCATGCGATCTCTTCTGTTCGAAGGTAAAAACTACAGAGGTAAAACAATCTCTGAAGCTATTACTAGGTACGCTCCTCCTAAAGAGAACGACACAGCCCTTTACATTAAAAGAATTACAGATGCTTTAGGGGTTTCTGATAGTACAGAACTTAGTGACCTTAGCGATGACCAAAGGGTTACTATGTTAGACGCTATGCAAAAACATGAAGGGTTTAAAGAAGGGACTGAAACGGTAGTTGAACCTTCCTCTGGTCCTGGCCTAGACTCACAGGGTCGTCCGTTACTACGACCTAAGGTAGGCGCTAAGGTTGATGAAAGTGGTATGCTAAGTGGTCTTATATCTTCAGTTAGGTCTGCTTTAAATCTGGGGTCAGACGAAGAGGCTCAGTCAGTAGCTGAGAAACTTATGCAGAGTGGTGTCATTCCTAGTAGACCTGATATGAGACTACCTCCTGTTAGAGGACCAGAACAGAACAACCTTCCCCCCTCTAACCCTACACTAGCAGCAGCACAGCTAAGACAACAGAGTAGAGATAAAGCTAGTATTGATCTTAACTCAGAATCTTTAGCTCAACTTGACCCCAGTACTGCTGAAAGCCTTGTAAATTTAGGTTCCCCTATAGTAGGTCTTGCCCTTAGGCAGCTTCCTTGGGCTAATGTTCAATCCTTCGGTCAGTACTTAAGTAAGGGTAAGATTGATATTAAGGATGTTCCTTTTAACGATAACGACAAAGCTCTTATTAAAGAAAAAGTTACAGAAGCATTAGCTGCTGGTAAGAACAAACTAGACTACCCTGATTGGGGAGTAACAGGTAAAGGTGTTCTTGTTGGAGGTTTACTTGGCACAGCTCAAAAGAGTGTAAGCGACCCTAACTTTAGAATGGCTACCTTCTTAGGTCAGGTTGGTATTAGAAAAGCCCCAAATGGAGACATTATTCTTGTTGATAAGTATGACTTCAACCCTGGCCCTAAAGGAGATAAACTTAAAGAAGCCCTCCTTGCTAGAGAAACGGGTGATGCGGCTACCTATGAGAAACTTAAAGAGGAGGCATTGGGTGGACTTTCTTGGCTTGAAGCTACAAGAGTATGGGCTGCTACCCTTAAAATTAGTGACACACCCGCAGAAGAATTTACGATTAACTTAGGGAAGTTAAAGGAGTAGACCATGGGTGGCTTACCCTTAGAACTAATCACCATGCTAGGCTCAGGGTTGTTGTCAGGAGTTATGACACTCTGGGGCCAAGCAGCTAAGTCCAAACAAGAGGCATTCAACAGGGCCATCGAAGGACTATCTGCACAGTCAGAGGCTACAGACCTAGCTAGGAGATACGAGAACAAGGGGTTCCAAGTTACTCGTAGGATCATAGCTCTTGCATCTGTAGCTGCTATCATAGTCTGGCCTAAGGTTGTAGCTGTCTTCTGGCCTGAGATACCTGTCACAGTAGGATACACTGAATGGAACCCAGGCTTCTTGTTCTTTACTGAGGGGCTTGAAGAGACTACATGGCAGGTGTTGACTGGGTTGGTTATCACACCTTTAGATACCCACCTACTTGGGGCTATCATAGGTATGTACTTCGGTGCATCTATGGTTAAGAACGCGAGGTAAAAGCTATGGCCAAACAACTAGACAAATCTAAAATGAAGTGTAACAAACCTAAGCGTACCTCAGGTCATGCTACTAAGTCTCATGTAGTTAAGGCATGTGCTAATGGCAAAGAGAAGATCATTAGGTTTGGTCAACAAGGTGTATCAGGTGCAGGTAAAAGTCCTAAGTCAGCTAAGGACAAAGCCAGGAAGAAGTCCTTCAAGGCTAGACACGCTAAGAACATTGCTAAAGGCAAGATGTCTGCTGCATATTGGGCTGACAAGGTAAAGTGGTGAGGAAATAACTATGAACACTAAATGCAAATGTAACGGCAAACAATGCCAATGTAAAAAGGAGAAGTAACTATGCCGTATTCCAAAGCTAAAGGTCCAATGCCTTACAAGAACGCTACCAAGAAAAAGAAAGAAGACAAGAAGAAAAAGCCTAAGAAGAAAATGAAGTAGATAAAACTAAGGGGAGAGCCATTGGATTGGTCCTCCCCTTTTTCTTTAGTTGTCTTGTTTCTCAGATTGAATGAACTCAACTATATCTGGGAACACCTTAGCAATTTCAAAGGCACACGCCCTAGCTAATTGCCTATGTTCTTTCTGAGTAGCTGGGTCCGTCCTCAGTTCAACATAATGTATCCATGACCTAAGACTAGCATTAGAAAACAACCTAGTCCTAGTTAAACCCTCAGGAAGTAAAACTCTAGCTTGCTCCTTAGCTATGTTTTTCTTTAGGGCTTCGTCGTACAAACTAAAGCATTGGTCTATGACTTTATCTTGAGCTGCCTTCCACCAGATTTCGGTAGCTGCATTAGTATTAGCTAAGGAGTTTTGTCTGTTGACTGTATCTTGTAACCTAGTTTCTCTTAAGTCAGTGTTAGTCTCAGTAGATGCGTACCTCTGAGAGAACTCTTGAAACCCAGTGAAGGATTTATGTCTGAGTAGTTGCCTAGCTATATCCCTAGTAGTCGTTATGTCTAAGCATATATTTACCATCTCGAAGGGAGACCAGTGTTTGTGATTTATCAAGTAGTGGATTAGCTTTGAGTTCTTAAGCCCTGAGATTTGAGACGTAGGGTTAGATACTCTAGCGTAGTAAGCAATCAAGTCAGTGAAGTTCTCACCCACCTCAATACCTTTAGTTGCCTTTGTATACCCAGCTAAGCTAACTGCACAAGTCATTAGAAATTCCTTTGATTTAGTTTGGCGTCCCCGATAGGACTCGAACCTATGACCCACAGCTTAGAAGGCTGTTGCTCTATCCATCTGAGCTACGGAGACTGGTTTAAGTTTACTGGTCTTTCTTTGGTTCTTTCCAGATAGTAAACTTAAAGTGTTTGCCAAACTCCTCCATAACTTCTTTGGGGTAACCGTTGTCTACCAACCATTTCATGGTATCACCAAGGACATTCTCTTGAGAGATGTTCTTAGGGAACCCCCATTTGTAGCCTTGAAGAGGGTCAATAAAGTACGGGGATTGTTTATCCTTCTCTTTGTTAACCTTCTTTTCCGCACTTTCTTCCTTACGTTCGGATACAACTTTGTCGAACTTTTCCTTAGGCATGTACCAACAGGAGAGAACAGTCTCGATTGCATCCTTAATCTTTAGGTCTTCAGCGTAGTCACTAAGACTAAAGTAATCAGTAAAGAGTGTCTCAACTACGATCTGATCCTTCTGGTCTTCAGACACATTGATACTGAAGTTAATCATTTGATCTCTCCCTTATTGCCTAGATGACGTGACCGTATTTTTTCTCTATTTCAAGATGAAGATAACTAAGATACCACTTAGCTTTCTCTAAGTCTTGAGAAGCCTTACCTTTGTATCGCCAACGATGGAGATACTTCTTAGTGTTGCCTTCGAGGTAGCCAAGGAAAGCCTCTTCAGGTAGGTTGTCTTTGAGATACTCGATGCACTCAATCTCACCTGTGTTGTAGTGAGGGGGTTTATTAACCTCGTCAGTCAAGCTTTTTTCCCTTAGTTCAATCGACTCTGGATATTGATCCCACATTTTAGACCCCACAGCTTCCCCCTGATCCTGAGATGTCACAGATATCGTGTGTCTCAACATGCTCATCAAACTCCTCACCTAATTTCTCAACGGCTTCAGTGTATGGCACAGATGTCAAAGGCTGTCCACCCCTGCTACCATCAGGGTAACAAGTAAATCCTCTGAGCCTGCCTGCATACTTAGCTAGGGTCTTAGCGAAATCAGGTACTGTATCCTCGTTGTTAAGTTTACTACCCCAAGAAGGAAGGTTAATCGTTGAGGAGATACTCATGTCAACGTAGTCTTGAACGTCAGCTTGGAAGCTCATACGTCGTTCATAATCAGAGGCTAAGTCAAGGGCTGACTCTACACCCTCAGGCTTAGCTCCGTAAAGATCAATGAGTTCCTGTGCTGCTGAGTCAACAACGTATTGATAGACCCAACGGTTAGTTCCTTTGAGGTATCTACGCTTGTAGGCTACAGCAAAGATAGGCTCTACTCCGGTAGATGTACCAGCAAGAATACCAATACTACCAGTTG